TCTAGTCCCTACCCATATGATCCGAGTGATCGTGACATATGTGTGAAGGTAGTCGCCGACCGCATTTGTGCTGTAAATGCAAGTTGGGACGGTGTGTTGGACACTGAGTGTCTAATCACCGCGCTCAATACAGCCAAAAGCAAGAAAGACCTTGCCTCCTGCCGTATCACGGAGGCAATGGCCGCCGACGCGTCCCTAATTGTCGTAGGGGATGCCGTCAGGCGCGAGTAATCGGACCTGTCGGGTTCGAGTGTCTTGGAGGGCGGGCGGGACCCGCAAATTCAGCACATATTACATACGAACGCCTTTATAAATGGCGAAAGGAGATGGAAAGGGAGGCGGAAAGCAAAATAACCAACCGGCAAAAGCAACATCAAATGCCGGACTCGCCGGCAAGCTCGATAGCCTGCTTAGCAGAATTCCTAAGGGAACGTTTGCGACGGTGGGCGGTAAGATTGGCGGACCTCTTGGAGCGGCAGCTGGGAAGGCTATGTCGACGATAACCGGGTATGGTGATTACAGGGTGTCTCACAACTCCTTGATTAACCAGACTTTGGTTGGAGAGATGGCCGACCAGGTGCCTGTGTTTAGAAACCAGGGTGCTGACACACGCATTAAACACTGCGAGTTCGTGATGAATCTTTCGGTCCCGGAAAATGGTGCCGCGTTTAATTCGACGGTCCTTCCCATTGACCCTAGTAACTTTGGTACTTTTCCTTGGTTGGCTAATGTCGCCAAGAAGTACCAGAGGTACAAGGTCAGGGGGATGGTGATTGGATATCGCAGCACGTCCACGGACTATAATAATAGCGGTGTTGTCGCTATTACGGTAAATTATGATCCCGCGGAAGATGCATATCAAACTATGGAGGGTTTGTTAAACTCCAAGTTTGCGGTCAGCTGTAAGCCTAGTGTTTCTATGTTGGCTCCTGTAGAGTGTGATCCTGGGCGCAGTCCTATGGATGGCTATTATATCAAGCATGTTACGTCAGCTGATGTTACTGATGCCACAATCCGTCAGACCCGTTTGGGTACTATCAATGTCGCCACTGAGGGGCTTTCTTTGACCCCCGGCACGTCGATTGGACAGATTTACGTTTCTTATGACATCGAGTTGCTGTATCCGTACATGACTATGGCCATGGCCAGCCACGGAGCAGACATCTCCGGTTTCGCTGGAGTGCTCAACTTCACCTCACAAGCAGTAGTCGACTCAGATGTCTCCAGTTATGGGTATGGCAAACTTGCTGGTTACGGTGGTTTGCCGGAGGATAAGATAGGGTTTAGGTTAATTGATTCGCCGATAAATGGTTCTGCGGTCAAATGGTATGAGATGGTGTTTCCACCCGGGCGTTACCATGTCTGGTGCGTTGACGCGGCTTGGACTAATGGCACTGCTTCCGGGGTAGTTGGCGGTATCGCCAACACCACGTTCTTTGGAGGGTCGTCGGTCAACCTCGTGTCGTTGGGCACCAGGAATCAGACCGGTGACGTGCTCTATTATGAGTATGTCATCACGGTGTCGGAGGGTG